CGGTTCCTCGGGCAAGAGCTCGAGCCGGCACGAGTACTCGTTATTAGTGCCGAAGATGAAGCGCGCACGGTGCACTTTCGCCTCGCAAACATTGTTGCTGATATGGGTGTGTCACTCGCGGACCTCGGCGATCGTTTGGTTGCGTACGATCTAACGCAAGTCGATTGCGTGATGTGGCGCGACGGCGCGCCGACTGCGCGCATGCAATGGCTCGCAGATGTTGCAGAGCAGCATAAAGCGCAGGTTCTGGTAATCGATAACAGCTCCGACGTGTTCAACGCCAACGAGAACGACCGAGCCGAGGTGCGCGGGTTTATGCGCGCGCTGAACTCGATTGCGCATCACTCGGGCGCTGCGATCTTGTTGCTCGCTCACGTCGATAAGGCGAGCGTGCGCATGGGGGCAGGGCAGGACACTAACACCACCTTTTCAGGCTCGACAGCCTGGAACAACTCAGCACGCTCGCGCTGGGCCATGACGCGCGATACCGATCGCGTAGTCACGCTGCGCCACGAAAAGTGCAACCTTGGGCCGCTGCAAGAAGAGATCCGCCTTGAGTTCGATCAGGCGGCCAAAGTATTCCGGCAATTCGGCACTGTGCCAGGTTCTATTTCGGATAGCATGTTGCGAAATTCGCAGCGTGTAGCGATTCTCAAACTACTAGCAAGCGCTATCCGTGCCGGGCAGAAACTGAGCCTGGCGGCTACGGCCAACAATAACGCCTTCAAGGTGCTCGCGGGTAGCAAAGCATTTCCGCGCATCGCGCGCAGCGAGTTCTTCAGCATTCTTTACGACATGCAGCGCGAAGGGCTGATCGTCGAGCAAGAGTACGAGGCGAACCGGAAGAAGTACAAGGCGCTCGCGCTGAGCGCCGCGGGGGAAGAGGTGACGCTGTAGCGTATAACGCTACGCGTTACGGCTCCATCTCGAGATGCTTGGTTTTCTCGCGCTCGGTCGCAAGCTCAATGCGTAACTGAGCGATCTCGCTCAAGTAGCTGATGATCCGGTCGCGTAGTTCGCGGATCTCGGCGCGGTACTCGGCGCTCGTGTGCGAGCGTAAGTCCCACTCGCGTACCCACGAGCCGGGTTCTGATTGGTCGTCGATCATTCGCGATCCTCCGCGCTGAACCAGCCACGCTGGCGCTTGAGGTAGGTCGGCCACTCGAGCTTGTCGACAAACGAGCGGTCATCGACCAGCACCTGGTTGGTGGGCTGCGAGGTGTAGCGGCCGTTGTCGAGCGCGACAAAATAGAATTCTTTGGACTGTTCGGGCGCTGCGCTGAATGCATCGCCGACCGGCACGAGCGTGAAGACGTACATGCCGTCGTGCTCTTCGCCGTTTTGCAGCTTAACGCGCGCGTTCATGGCCTGCAGGAACGGGTACTCGATCATCGCGAACTGCCACCCGTACGCGTCCCAGGTCTGGGCGTCGCCTGGCGTCCAGGGCGCTGCGTCCTTTTTGGTGGCGATCTTGTGCAGCGGCACGTTGCGGTACACAGCGCCGCTCTCGAGCAGGATGTGGCACCCGAACGCGCGGCCTGGGTAGGACGTGATCGCGAACCAGACGCCGCGTATCCAGTCGTGTTTGCCGATCGCGTCAGGCTCGAGCCAAACGTATTGATGAACAGGGAGCGAGCCGGAGTGTGTGTAGAGCATATGGTTGCTGCCTCGCACCACCGGGGCAGCTCTCGGTCTCTAGGGGTTCTCGGTGCGTGAGCGGGCCGTGGCAGGAGGTCAGTGCTTCACGGCTTTAAGTTGTTCGAGTTCGCGCTCGAGGCGTCGTACCTCGGCGCGCAGTTGCATCTCTCGAGCGACGGCTTCACAGAGCTGGCGCAACAGACCCCGCATGGCGGCTCTGGCGTCAGAGTTCATGCGACACCTTTTCGAGCGAGGCGGCGACGGACTCGATCGCGTAGCCCATGCCGAGCAGGAAGTGCGCAAAGGCCTGCACGGCTTCGTCGGTCGTGGCGTGCTCGCCGAGCTGCGTCTGAATGGTGTAGTGCTCGGTGTTCCCGGTGAGCGTGATGAACTCAGTCATGCTTGTATCCCCACTTCACCGCGGGTTGATTCGGGTGTAGCACCCATTTGTCGCCAAGGTCGCGCAAGGCAGCGCGGCGCTTGGCCTGCAGGCGTGCGAGGCGCTCGGTGTCCGGCTCGTAGCGCGCGCCGGTGCGCGGAGCGTGACGCCAAAACACGTCGTAAAAGAACCAGGCGAGCAGCACAGTCGACGAGACCGCGGAGGCAATCACGGCGACGACGTAGAACGATTCCCAGAAACTCATGGCGGGTTCCTCAGTAGTTGCACTTCAGCTCGGCCACCATCGACTCGAGCGTTTTGATGCGTCCCTCGAGCAACTCGATGACGCGTTGTTGGTTGTCGATCAGTCGCGCCTGGACGACGGCGAGCGTGTCTGCGCGCTCGACCGCTTCGCGCAGGGCTGCGACCTTTGCTGGGTTGGGTGAATTGATGTGTTCAGACATACGCGTCACGAATATCGCATCAGTCGGTGTAAAAGAGAACACGCGCGGTGCCTCCTATATACCGCTCGACGTGCGTGCCGAACGAGTTGTGATCGCGCCCGGAGCGCTCGACATACTCGATGAGCTCGTGGTCGGTCACGTCGTCGGCGTGGACACATAACGTGTGTACGTTCTTGCCGTAGCGCGATTCGCGGCCGCGGTACTCAATCCGGTCACTCACAGGGGATCTCGAGCCGGTCCATCCGATCGCAGGCCCGGTCGAGGGCGCGCGCAAACTCGTCCTCGTCGAGGTCATCAAAGGCCTTTTCTATGTGCCCGTCAGCTAGCAACTCCAGCAGCATGAATGCGGCTACGGCGCGGTCGCAGCAGGCAGTTTCGGCAAGGACGGCGAGGTCCATTTGAGGACCAATCACAAGCATTGACATGTTGTTCTTCTCCCCTTGTGTGGTGTTATTGGCATTCAAAAATGCATCCAAGATTGGCGCATATTATGTTAGGTATCGCACATAGGCAATGAGAAAATCACAACAACACAAAAAATGTTTTTGAATGTGCGCTAGATCACTTTTGGCAATTAGGTTGCGCGCTCGCTATCGTGCGCATGCGGCCGCTATAGCGATCGCAGGCAGTCGCAGCAGGGCGGGGGATGGCATGGCCCGCGCGCCTAGCGCGGGGCCATCCCCCCTGCGAGGGGGCGTTTTTGAGTGCGCGCGCTCGCATCTAGTAGGGGTGTGGGGAGCAGGAGCAAACTTTGTTGCAGAGTGCGGCGTGGTAGGGTGCGGGGCAGAGGAGGTGCTCGATGAGTGAGCAGGACAAGGAGATCTGGGCCTGGACGATTGGCGGTATTGCCGCGGTTGTGCTCGGCCTGCCGGCGCTCGGTTTCGTGGCGTACTGGGTCGCGGCGCTGTTCATGTTTGGCTGGCGACTGGCGTCGGGGTTGTAACAGCACGTTGCGAATAGCGCATCGCAGTGGCAGACTCGCCACGCAATGGCGAGCCTGCAATCTACAACCGCGGAACAGGCGCCCAAGCGGGCGTCACGGTCGACGTTTAAGCCCGGCCAGAGCGGGAACCCGCTCGGCCGACCGAAGGGCACGCCCAACACCGTCACCAAAACGATCAAGGAGGCGATAGAGCTCGCCTGCAAGCCTGGCGCATGCCACCCAGAGGGCCTGGCCGGCTGGCTCATAGAGCGCGCCCAGGGCGGCGTACAGGACCGGCAGATCTTTGCGGGGCTGGTCGCTAAGGTGATCCCGGCGCAGCTGCAGGCGCAGGTCGACGGGGCAATAGTTGTGCAGCTGCCCTGGTTGCAGGGTCGCAACGTCGGCGGCAATGGCACAAACACGGCACAATCTCGAGCCATCGATGTGCAAGTCATTGATGTGACAGTGGAAAAGGGTGGAGACCTTCGGGTTGGAGACCCGAGGCCAGCCCTTGAGGCGCCTGTCAGCCCGGCCGCGGGCGCAATTCCTGACCCCCTACCCCCCATCGATCGGCAGGCGGGGGGTCGCGAGTAGAGGGGCCCCGCCGCCTTTCTCTCGCATTCCAAAAAAGGGGTGTTGAGAAAAAATGGACATCAACACCTACGCCCCGCGCAACGTCTTCACCGCGCTCCACAACCGCACCGCGCGCTGGGCGGTCGTGGTCGCCCACCGCCGCGCCGGCAAGACGGTCGCCATGTGCGCCGACCTCGTGATCAGCGCGCTCGAGTGCAAACACCCCAAGCCCCAGGTCGTGTACCTCGCGCCGTTTCGCGAGCAGGCGAAGAAGGTCGCGTGGGCCTACCTCAAGGATCTGACCAAGCCGCTATGGGCCAAGCCGCCCAACGAGAGCGAGCTCAAAATCACGATCCACAACGGCAAGCCGGGCGACTACTCGACGATCTACGTCGGCGGCGCTGACAACCCAGACGCGATGCGCGGCATATACGTCGACGCATGCGTGCTCGATGAGGTCGGGCAGATGCGCCCGAGCACCTGGTATTCCGTACTGAGACCGGCGCTCAGTGATCGCCAAGGGTCGGCGATCTTCGCCGGCACTCCGGCTGGCAAGAATTTCTTCTGGCAGATGCGCGAAGAGGCGCGTCTGAACCCGAGCTCGCACCTGCTGCTCGAGTTACCCGCGAGCAAGACCGGAATTCTCCCCGAAGAAGAGCTGCGCGACGCGCGTGCGCAGATGACCGAGGAGACGTACGCGGTCGAGTACGAAGTTTCCTTCGACGCGGCCGTACCGGGCGCGTACTACGCCAAGCAAATCGGAGAGCTTTATGAACGTCAGCAAGTGGGTCAATTCGCTATTGACCCGAATTTCCCTGTGGATCTGGTCGCCGACCTTGGATACACCGACAGCTGCAGCTGGTGGGGATGGCAAACCACCCCAGACGGATACCGCATCGTCGACTTCTACGAAGCCGACGGACAAGCGATCGGGCACTACATCGACTGGGTCCAAACCCGGCCGTACAAGGTCGGGCAAGTCTTCCTCCCGCACGACGCGAAAGCCAAAAGCCTCCAAACGGGCAAGTCGATAATCGAGCAGTTCCTGGTCGCCGGCATCACGCCGCGCCTAGTGCCGGAGATGTCGCTACAGGACGGCATCGAGGCGGCGCGTATCGTGCTGCCGAAATGCTGGTTCGACGAGAAGGCAACGTACGAGGGGCTTGAGCACCTGCGCGCGTACATGCGCGAATGGGACGAGCGCACGCAGACTTATCGCAACCGCCCGAAGCACGACCAGCACTCGCACGCCTCGGACGCGTTCAGATACCTGGCGCTAGCCGCGAAACCGATTTCTGGTAAATTGTCAAGTGCTGATGCTAAAATCACCATGCGTTCGGGCAACAGCTACAGCTTCGCGCTCGACGACGTGTGGGACTGTCGGCCTAAACAATCACGGCGGATCGGGTAATGGAAAACAGCAGTACGCGGATTGAGTCGAGTAAGGACTTTGCGGACACCCCGCAAGGCCTCGCGCAGCGCTGGAGCACCGAGCTTGAGGCGTCGAAGAAGGAGCTCCAGAAGTTCCACGACAAGGCCGACAAGATCACGCAGCGCTACCTCGACAAGCGCGACGACTGGGCCGAGGACGAGTCCCGAGTCAACCTGTTCTGGTCAAGCACCAAGGTTTTGCTGAGTTTGCTCTACGCCCGGCCGCCACGCGCGTCTGTGGCGCGCTCCTTCCTGGACGCGGATGACGACCAGGCGCGCGTGGCCGGGCAGATCATGCAGCGCATGCTCAATCGCTCGTTCGACGACAATGTCTCGGACTGGGACGCCGCGATTCGCCAGGGCATCGAAGATTGGCTGATTGTCGGCATGGGCCAGATCTGGGAGCGGTACGAGGTCGAGACCGTCGTCGAGGAGATCCCGGCGCAGTTCGACCCGCTCACGGGCGAGGAGATCGCCCCCGCATCGACCTTTGAGCGCATCGTCAACGAGGACGCGCCGGTCGATTACATTTACTGGAAGGATTTTTTCTGGTCACCCGCGCGCACCTGGAACGAGGTTCGATGGGTCGCACGCCGTGTGTACATGACCAAAGACCAGCTCGGGAAGCGCTTTGGCGAAGACATCGCCAAGCAGGTGCCAACCTCGAGCACGGCTCCAAAAGACGCCGCCGACATGCAGCCCGCGCACGACGTGTGGTCGAAGGCGGAAGTGTTTGAGATATGGAACAAAGAAGACAAGCGCGTCTATTGGCTCGCGAAAGGCTGCGAAATCATTCTTGATGTGAAAGACGACCCGCTACGGCTCGACAAGTTTTTCCCGTGTCCGAAGCCGGTGATCGCTAACGTCACCTCGAGCAACTTCATGCCTCGCGCGGACTACATTTTCGCCGAGGACCAGTTCAACGAGCTCGACGAGATCAATACCCGCATCACCTGGCTCACCCGCGCCGCAAAAGTAACTGGCGTCTACGACAAAGCCGCGGGAGATTCGGTCGGCCGCATGTTCTCGCAGGCCGCGGAGAATCAGCTTATCCCTGTCGACAACTGGGCGATGTTCGCCGAGTCGGGCGGCGTTAAGGGTAAGGTCGATTTTGCCCCGATCGAGCAGGTCGTCAATTGCATCGACCGCCTGCGACAGTACCGCCAGGACAAGACGGTGCAGATCTACGAGGTGCTCGGCATCTCTGACGTAATGCGAGGATCGTCACGGGCGTCGGAGACCGCCACCGCGCAGCAGATCAAGGCGCAGTTCGGCTCGACTCGCATCCAGCTGATGCAGTTTTACATCGCCGAGTGGATTACCGAGGCGCTTCGCATCAAGGCTGAGATTATTGCCAAGCACTTCCAGCCCGAGACGATCGCTCAGCGCTCAAACATCATGCGCACGCCGGATGCGCAGTACGCGCAAGCAGCGATTGAGTTGATCAAAGACGAGGAGCTCGCTGAATACCGTATCTCGGTCGAGGCGGACAGCATGGCCGCAATGGACTGGGCTGCCGAGCGCGACGCCGCCGTTCAATTCATGCAAGGACTCGGTGCGTTTATCTCGCAAGTCTCGCCAATGGCGCAGACTGTCCCTGGCGCGGCTCCGTACTTGCTGCGTTTGCTGCAGTGGAGCGTGTCGAAGTTCCGTGTTTCGGGCGAGATCGAGGGCGTGCTCGACCAGGCGATTGCGCAGATGCAGAACCAGGGCATGCAGCCCCCGCAGCCGTCGCCGCTGCAGCAGGCCGAAGTCGCCGAGAAGATGGCCGGCGCCGAAGAGCGCAAGGCAAAAGCGCTCAATACTCGCGCTGAAGCGGAGCAGAAGGTACTGCAGTTGAACGCGATGCGCGCGCCAATGGCGCAGGCCGCGATGCAGCCTAACCCGCAACTTCCACCAATCCTGCCGGGAGCGTAAGAGATGGCGAACCCGTACGTCGAAGAGCTTCGCCGCCGCGCGCGTAACCTGATTTCTTTGGATTCGCCGGCCGATCAGGACGTAGCCGATATCGGCGCGGATATTGCGCTCGGATTTGTTCCAGTCGTTGGCACGGCGCAGGCTGGTCGCGACTTCGAGCGCGCCCGGCGCGAAAACGACAAACTCGGCATGGTGCTATCGGCTGCTGCCGGTGTGCCTATTGTAGGCGGCGTTGCCAAAACGGCGAACGCTGCGCGCAAGGGCAAAAAGGCCGTTAAGGCCACGGTCGATGCTCTGCGTGGATACGATCCCGCCAAAGTGGCGGTCGATTATCCTGATCGCGCGCCGCCGGTAATGAAGCTCGACAAGAAGAAGGGCGAGGAGTTCTTGGGCAAGGACTTGTCGCCCGAGGCCAAAGCGGTACAGAAGGCGCGCAAGGCCGCGCAGAAAGACATCGACGCCGGCAATTACACCCCGTATTTCAACGTCGCCGATCGTTACTACGTCGACGCCTCAAAGTATCCGCTGCAGGGCGATACCTTGACCGACGCGCTGCCAAAAAAGCAAGCGACGATCGACAAGTACAAAGCGCGATTTGATACGCCAGAAGTTCGCCAGCGACTGCAGGCGGCATTTTTGCGTGGCAACGCCGACCCGAACGCCCAGCGCTGGTACGCGATGGGCCAGCTTGAGAAAGCCTACACCGACGAGCTTGGCGAAAAGGCAGGCCGCGCTGCGTTCAAAACTGATTTCGCGGATGCGATGGCTGCAACGACTGGCGGCGCCGATCCGACCGACAACTTGATGATGGCGCACTATGGCAACTTCCAGCGTGCTCGCGGCCAGGCAATCCCCGACAAGGCCTACGATCTGCCGTTCCCCATTGGCGGCCGGTACGCCGGCGGAAATTTAGAGATGTACGACAAGGTGATCAACCGCGGCCGAAACTTTGTCGCCGGTGAGACGCCAAAGCGGTTTAATTTCTCGGCCAACTTCCAAGGCCACCGCAACCGCGCGACGATCGACGAGCAGATGAGCGGCGGATTCGAGAAGGGCCTCAAAGCGCCGCCTGGCGATTCGTACGGCGTGATGGAAGGGATCGTGGGGGATCTTGCGCGGCAGAACAATGTGCCGGCTGCAGAAGCTCAGGACGTAATGTGGGCGGGGCTTAAAGGCACCGCCGGCAAACCGATGATCCAGCACGTCAACGAAGCGATTGAGCGCACGTCGCGCATCACTGGGCTCTCACCTGACGAAGTGCTGCGCAAAAGCCTGATCCGCAAAATGGGACCGCTTTATGGGGTCGCCGCCGCTGGCGTTGGCACTGCGGCGTTAATGGGTCAGGACGAGGAGTCGCTGTGATCGTCGAGCTCAATTTTGAGATCTTTGACCTTTCGCAGCTCGTCGCTCGAGACGACTTGGTCGAGTAGGGGATACATGTCACCCGTATCGATTACCAAGCCAGCAGCGCGAAGAAATGCGCGCCACGTTGATCCCGGCACGCGCACAACTTTGTCACCCGTCACGATTACTACGTCTTTCATGTCTGCCTCCTGTTGAGATTATAGCAACAATGACACGCAAGCGCTACATCTGGGACGACGAGGTCAAAGACCTAGTCGAGTTGACCCCCGACTACCAGCCGGGCCGCAAAAAGGACGCCGCAAACCACTTAGGCAGCCTCTGGGGCGATCGGCATTACGACGGACTGCGCGCCACTGACGGGGCCGACATTAGCACCCGAAAGAAACACCGCGACTACATGCGCAAAATGGGCTTGACCACGGCCGACGATTTTAAGTCGCAATGGGACAAGGCCAAGCGCGCGCGCGAACACTATATGCAGCACGGCGGATCAGTCCGCCGACAGGACATCAAAGACGCGATTGAACGACTACAAAACCGAAGGTAACCCATGACAGAACCCACCACGATCCGCGACGCCTTAGAGGCCGCAGTCCCCGCCGACGATACCGTTGACGCCCCGGCACCTGAGCCGATTAACGAGCCGGTCAGTGAGCCGGCTATGTCGGCCGAGCCGAGCGTCGTGTCGGAGCCGGTCAAAGACGCTCCCAAACCCGACGGCCGAGACGACAAAGGCCGATTTAAGTCAAAGGAAGACAAACCGCCTGTGGCGCCAGAAGCGACGGCGGAGCCGGCTGCTGAGCCCGCGCAGGGCATACAGCCTGGCCCGAAGTCAGAGCCAAAGGCTGCCCCGCAGGAGCGCGCTCCGGCTTCCTGGCGCCCCGACGTGCGTGAGCACTGGAGCAAGCTGCCACCCGAAGTTCGCGCCGAGGTAGCCCGCCGCGAGCGTGAGATGCAGACGACTCTCCAAGAAACGGCCGAAGCTCGCCGTTTCACTGAGCAGCTGCAGGGTGTCATTCGCCCTTACGAGATGTTTATCAAGGCCGAGGGCAGCAATCCACTGCAGGCGATCGACAACTTGATGGCGACTGCTGCCAAGCTGCGCACGGGTACGGCGCCTGAGCTCGCGCAGCTTGTTGCGGGGATGGTTAAGCAGTACGGGGTTGGCCGATTCGGTCAGAACTTCATCGAATCGCTCGACGCCGCACTCGCCGGAGAAGTGCCGCAGGCGGACCCGGTACAGAGCCAAGTGCAACAAGTGCTGCAACAGCAGCTTGCGCCCGTTCAGCAGTTTATGTCGCAGTTCCAGCAGGCCCAGCTCGCCCAGCAACAGCGCGCTCAGCAGGAGGCGGCGAGCGAGGTGCAGCAGTTCCTTGACCGTGCCGAGTTTGGTAACGACGTGCGCGAAGAAATGGCAGACATTCTCGAGGTCGCCGAGCGACGTGGCCGCGAGCTATCGCTGCAGGATGCGTACAAGCAGGCGTGCCTCGTTAACCCACGAGTGCGTGCCGTGCTGGAGCAGCGCGCAAAGGCGAGGGGCGCTCAGCAGCTGACCGGCGCCGCGCAAAAGGCCAGGGCGGCTGCCGTCAGTGTTTCGGGCGGCCCGACGCTTTCGGCGCCGAAGGGTGGCGCCGCAGACGTACGCTCGGCAATCGAAGCGGCTATTGCAGCCAACTCACGCTGATGGTATAAACGCATCGGGGATGCTGTATTCGCAACAATGCACGTCCCCGGTGTGCCAACAGCACCGCCAGCCACCGAAGCTCGAGGAGCGCGCAAGCGCCCACCTACGACATACCGGACTGAACAGGTTCGCGTAGGCCACACGAAAACGGGTGGGGCATGAGCCCCAATCATTTTTTCTTGTGGGAGTTTTATACATGGCTTTTGCAAATACGTCCGTTACGGACATCATTGCGACTACGATTCAGTCGCGTACTCGTCAGATTGCTGACAACGTCACCAAGAACAACGCTCTGCTTGCCAAGCTCAACCAGCGCGGCAACGTGAAGCCGTTCGGCGGTGGCTCGTCCATCTTCCAGGAACTGTCTTTCGCTGAGAACGGCAACGCCGGGTTCTACTCGGGCTACGACCTGTTGCCGGTCGCTGCGCAGGATGTGATCTCGGCCGCCGAGTTCAGCATCAAGCAGCTCGCTTGCCCGGTCGTGATCTCTGGCCTTGAGCAGCTGCAGAACAGCGGCCGCGAGGCGTTCATCGACCTCCTTGAGGCTCGCATCAACGTGGCTGAGTCGACGATGGCGAACAAGCTCGCTCAGTCGGTCTACTCCGACGGCACGGGCTCGGGCGGTAAGGAAGTCGTCGGCCTCAACGCCGCCGTGCCTGCTGACCCGACCACTGGCACCTACGGTGGCATCGATCGTGCGACGTGGACGTTCTGGCGCTCCAAGCTGTACGACTTCTCGACCGCTGTCGTGACGCCGTCGGCTTCGACGATCCAGGGCGCGTTGAACAGCCTCTGGGCCTCGCTCGTGCGTGGTTCTGACCGGCCGGATCTTGTCGTTCTCGACAACACCTACTGGTCGTACTACATGGGTTCGCTCCAGGCTCAGCAGCGCTTCACCGATCCGGCCACCGGCTCGCTCGGCTTCCCGACCGTGAAATTCATGGATGCGGATGTCGTCCTTGATGGCGGCATTGGCGGGTACTGCCCGGCCAACACCGGCTTCATGCTCAACACGAAGTACCTGTTCCTCCGTCCGCATCGCGACCGGAACATGGTTTCTTTGAGCCCGAACCGTCGCTACGCCATTAACCAGGATGCCGAGGTTCAGATCCTGGCGTGGGCCGGCGCGATGACTTGCTCGGGCGCTCAGTTCCAGGGCCGTATCCAGAACTAATGACCTCGTGGTTGGGTCACCCTTGCCTTACCGGGTGGGGTGACCCCTCGCTCGGTAAGGCTTTTTTGGGAGAGTGAATATGGCAGCGACTTACAGCGCAGCAGTGAACGCCAACAATCCGGCCGTCGTTGACACCAATGCGTCGCAGGACACCGGGGCGGCTGTTGAAGGTATCGGTTTGCGCGGCGCGGATAACGTGAGCCTAGGCGGCTCTCGTATCGGCGGGGCGCCCGGCACCGACTTCAAGTACGAGACAAACGTAGCTTAATGCTGAGCGGGGCTTCGGCCCCGCTTTTCTTTGATCACAAAAAAGGAAAACCACATGTTAGTGAATGCCACCACGACGCCAACAGATTGGAATGCGATCGCTGATGCACCGGGCCTTGATGAGGATCGGTTCTCAAGTGACGCAAAGCTTTTTGTGCAGTTCTTCCGCAAGCCTGTGCTTCAGCCAGGGCTGTCGCAGCAGGAAGGCCGCGCAATCTACAAGGAAACCGACTACATCCGAATCATGGTGCCTGGCGACAAGCTGAGCATCGTCGAGCGTCCGGTCGATTCGATCGACGCGCGTCGGTTTGCCGACAAGTACGAGAAATGGAAGGCCGGCGCCGGTAACGCCGTCGAGGGCACTCCGCTCTCGTCGCTGCCAAAGATGACGCCGTCGAAGGTTGAAGAATACAAATTCTTTGGCCTGCACACCGTAGAGCAGCTGGCCGATGCTAACGACAACCTCGGGCAAAAGTTCTTTGGATTCCAGGAAGACAAGCGCGCCGCAAAGGCGTTTATTGAGCTCGCTAAGGGCAACGCTCCGATCGAGAAAATGAACGAAGAGCTGAAGGCGCGTGATAGCAAGATTGAAGAGCTCCAGGCCCAGATCGAGGCCATCACCAAAATGATGGGCGCGAAGAAGAAGGGCGGCACCGAAGAGTAAGGAGACCGGATGGCTTTCCAGATCGTCAACGACAGCACCCTTTCGGCGATTGTCCAAAACGTCGCCGCGCTGGTGAGCTATCCGACCCCGTCCGATCCGGCGGGTTCTATCGATCCGTCGGTGCAGCAGATGGTGCAGGCCGTTAATTTGGCCGGCATCGATCTGCTGTCGATGAACGACTGGCAGGAGCTGCAGAAAGTTCACACGATG